CTTTATATGTATTGATGGTATTTCTTTTATACAAAATATTGAATATGTAAGAGATGATAGTATTAATCAATTAGACACTCAATTAAATGTAATTAGTGATGGCTTAAAATTATTAGCTTATCCAGATGTATTAAATTTAGTTGTAGCTTGTTCATACTTTGCAGGGGGTATGCTTGATAGACAAGATGGCGTAAGTAACGAGCCATTTAGCCAAATATATCAGTATAGAAGGGATTTTATGGGTGAGTCATACTATGATATTATTGGCAAAATAATGACCTCGTTTAATTGTAGAATGTTCCAAGCTAATGGAGACTGGTGTATATTTTCAATGAATGAAATGGCAGCTACTACTAATTATTTTACTAAATATAATATTCTAGCTACCCCTACAATAACAAGTAGTGGTGTTTTAAGTAATACAGTTAACATAGTTCCTTATGCAGATGGGAATGTGCATTTTATAAATAATAGTCAAGTAAAACTATTAAAGAAAGGGTTTTACAATATACAAGGTAGAGGTGCTTATGAATCAGCTTTAAACTATTGCGACAATGCAGACTTAAAGCTAAATGCTTTCCCAACTAATACTGCAACTGGGTTTGTTTTAGGTGCAACAGGAGATTCAACTGCAACAATAGTACCAGATACGGAAGGTCAATTTGATGCAGTTTCTTTAGTAAGAAATACAAGTGGATTAGCTAGTATTGAGAATGGTAATTTAGCTGCTCCAAATTATTTCCTTCCTTATATAGGCGAAGTTCCTTTTAAGTTAAGTTTTGAACATATAACTTCAACAGGTGCTAAATTGCAAATAACTCTTAATACATCAGGAGGACTTAGATATTTAGATACTAATGGACAATGGCAATCTTCAGTACAAAATTTAACAATAGACCCATCTGAAAATTTTACTACATATACTAGAGACATTCCACCATATTTTGTATCAAGTGTTGCAATCTTTGGTTATTTAAAGTTTAAGATTATATGTGATGCATCAGGTCAAGCATCTTTAGTTCAAAACTTTATTATACAAAGAGGAGATAGTGAAGTTAAGTTTATTGAGGCAAACTTTGTGGCTGATAATACAATACAATCTACTTTAAAAGTATTTGAGCAACCCTATGGGAATAACTATCCTACTACTTATAATTATTCATCTAATATAGGTGTTTTATGTGCTTCAGATGGTACATTCTTAGAAAACTGGTATTCATCTTGTCCTAGTGGCACTCCTTTAGGAGCAGTAGATTTAATTGTATTTATGACTTATCAAAACATAAGAAACCTCAATAAGAACGTAGCAACAGTAGAATGTGATTTAGGAGAACATACTAGCAGTGGGGCATTTGTCTATTTAGATAAAGTATTTACTACAACGGACACAGTTACAGGAAACTTGTCTTATACAGGAAAGAAATTTATAATGAATAGAGTAAGTCAAAATTCTTATGTAAACGAATTAAACTCAGTTCAATTAATTGAGGTTAGCGTTGCTACAATATCGGCATTTATCATTCCAAATTACATAACTGATTCAGGGCAACTAGGTCCATTCTGGTTAGCACAATTTAATATTAATATAGTTTAACTTTGCAATATGGCAGACAACGTACAGGGTAAAAATATTATGCTTTATTATTACGAGCAACCTTCAGAGACATATCCAGAGGGTAGAGATATTGCATTTGCTTGTTCAACAAATTGTTCATTTTCAGTTAATGTTGACCAAAAGGAAGTAACATCTCAAACAAGTGCTTGGTATCGTGAATACAAGAACGATATAGCAACTTGGAGTATTAATTGCGATGGCTTAATAACCTTAGATGGTTATGGATATCTTTTCTTACTTCAGCAGCAACAAGATAGAACTCAAATATTAGTTAAATTTGTTATTGACAATGGAGTAGATGGATTAGTTATTATAAGTGGTAATTGTAATTTAACAAGTTTACAAATCAATGCTCCTTATAAGGACATAGGCACTTATTCAGTTAGTTTACAAGGTTCAGGTGCTTATGGATTAACAGGAACAACAATAAACCCAGAAGGTGTGGTAATAGTAGCAGGTGGAGCAGTTTACACTAAAGGAACAACGGCTGCTGGTGGAGAAACTACAATAACTTATTCAGATATGATAGGCAAGTCTTGTCTTTATGTATCAAGAGGTGGTATTGATGTTCAAGCAATTTTATTAAGTGGTACTCCTATTGATGAACAAGTTAAATGGGTAAGTGCAACAGGTATTTTAACATTTAGTAGGGTTTTAGAGAGTGGTGAGTTCGTAAGAAGTCTTTTTCAATAATTTAGTTATAAATTAATAATAATGGCAAATCAAATAGTTGTTTCATCAGGTGCAAAGGTTAGGAATTTAGAAGGTGTTTTGACAGGTACAAGTGGGGTTGTTAATTCAGTTCCTTTGGGTGCAGCTAATGGTGTTGCTACTTTAGATTCAGGTGGTAAAGTTCCAGTATCTCAATTACCTAATTCTGTAATGGAATATCAAGGCACTTGGAATGCAAATACAAATACTCCTACTTTAGCAAACGGGACAGGCAATGCTGGAGATTTTTATTTATGTAATGTAGCAGGAACAACAAATTTTGGTGCTGGTCCAATTGCTTTTATAGTAGGGGATTCAGCTATTTATAGTGGTTCAATATGGCAAAAATCAGGTGGTGCAACAGGAAGTGTAACTTCGGTAGGGTTATCTACTAATGGTAATTCAATAACTATAGGTTCTTCTCCAATAACAACTTCAGGTACTATTACGGCAAACTTTGCTGGAACAAATCTTCAGTATGTGAACGGAGCAGGTGATTTGACCACTTTTCCAACTTTAATCTCTAGCATAGGTTTAACTATGCCAAGTGCTTTTAGTGTCGCTAATAGCCCTCTAACGGCTAATGGAACGATTGCAGTAACAGGAGCAGGCAATGCTTCTCAGTATATTAGAGGAGATGGTACTTTAGCAGCTTACAATCCAAGTACAGGTGGTGGTGGTTCTTCAGTTTCGTATTATCTTAACGGAGGAACAAATCAAGGCACATTTGTAGGAAACACTTATTATGAAATGAGTAAAACTGCGGTAATAGGAACAGGAGTAGATTTTACTATAAATGCTAATGGATATATAAGTCAATTTATAACCGATGCTAATGAACCTGCACAATTAGTTATCCCAGCAGGAAATTGGAACTTTGAAATGTACTTTAGTGCATCTTCAAGTGGAGGCTCACCTAGTTTTTATGTAGAACTTTACAAATATAATGGTAGTACTTTTACTTTAATAGCAGATAATTCAGCAAATCCTGAATACATAACTAATGGAACTGCGATTGATTTATATACAACTGCGGTTGCAGTACCTGAAACATCATTGACAATTACTGATAGGTTAGCTATAAGGGTTTATGTAACTCACGCAAGTAAAACAATTACATTACATACTCAAGATTCTCATTTGTGCCAAGTTATAACAACTTTCTCAACAGGAATTACTGCTTTGAATGGATTGACTGCACAAGTACAATACTTTGCAACAGGAACAAGTGGAACGGACTTTAATATTTCTAGCGCAACGGCAACGCATACTTTTAATATTCCAGATGCAAGTGCTACAAATAGAGGTTTAATAACCACAGGAAGTCAAACGATAGCAGGTTTAAAAGCATTTAATGATGCTATTACTGGAAACTCTGGTATTGCTTTTTTGAATGGTGTTATGCCACCTATCACAAGTAGTTATTATTCAGGTATTGGTGGAAATAGTCAAGGTGTATCAATAGTAACAAGACCCATATCTACCAATTATACCAACAATTTATATTTCGCATCAAGTAGTAATACATTCACATTCCCTAATGCTACAGGAACTTTAGCCCTTACAACTGATTTATCTGCTTACCTACCATTAGCAGGGGGAACTTTAACAGGTGCATTAAGTGGTACAAGTGCTACATTCTCAAGTAGTGTAACAGCAGGTAGTCTTATAGTAAATCAAGCTAGTACTGCTGCTGATATAATATTGAAGTTCCAAATTAATGGTACAAACAAATGGTTAGTAGGTTTAACTAATGATGTTGTAGATGATAATTTTACAATTTATCAAG